TATCCATTAAGGAACGTAGGTTATCAAGTGTCTGAAATTAGGAAAATTGTCATTAAAGCATTGGAGGTTACGGAAAAATGACTGATAAGGAACGGTTGGAAGACATAAGAGCTGAAGTAGAACAGATGGCGTACACAAGTCCATTAAACTTTGAAAAAACAAGGATTAATAAAGAAAGTGCATTGTGGCTCATCGAACGAGTGCAAGATTTGAAGATAATGCTAAAAGTTTTGGGGGAAGAAAACCAACGCTACAAACATGCATTATGGTTTTATGCGGATGAAGAACATTATAAAGAAAAGCTAATCAGTGGAGCCCAATATGATGCTGATGGTGTTTATATTTCAAATGACGAATATCTTCCTTCAATTATCTATTTAGATAAAGGTGAAACCGCAAGGAAAGCATTGGAGGGGAAAGAATGAACATGAATAAATTAACGTTACTTATCAAAAAGTGGGCAAAAGATAGAGGTTTGCACAAAGCAAAACCGGAAAAACAAATGCTAAAGTTGGGTGAAGAATTTGGCGAACTATGCCAAGGTATGGCAAAAAGTAACTTTGACCAAGTAATTGACTCAATCGGTGACATGTATGTAGTTATGACAGTTCTTTGTCTGCAACTTGGAATTAGAATTGAAGATTGTGTCCATCTGGCTTACGAGGAAATTAAAGACCGACAAGGAAAAATGGTAAACGGTGTGTTTGTAAAGGAAAGTGATCTCCATGACGCTAACTAAAGAGAGACGTGTTAAGGCAATTTTGGAGATTAGCAATATCCTTGACAAGCATTGTCGGTCATGCCCCTTCAACCGTTTAACACGTAGTATACCTACCGACTGTTTAGATTGCCCACAATACAAAAAATTAAGAAGATTAGGCGACGTATTAAGCGGAGGCGTAAAAAAATACGGGCACGAGGAGAAAAATGGGACAAAACGTTGGCGTAAGGTTAAATTTTCCGTGGATGAATACTTAGAGATGAAAGAAAAAGGCTTAAGTGACAGAACCATAGCAAAAGAACACAACATATCTGTAAAATCAATAGACTACTGGAAAAGATATTATGGTCTAACAAAAGCGAAGAAACGCCTTGTCATGACTATCGAACAGTACGAAAGTTTTAAAAGACAAGGGTTATCGCTTGATGAAATCGCAAAAATAAAAGGCGTCACTGTTGAAACACTACGCAAATGGCGCAAACGTAACGGACTATATAAGCAGGTGATATGTAATGATTAGATTCACAGTTTATGGGGAGCCGATCGCACAAGGTCGGCCCCGGGCAACAACAATAAATGGACATGTTCGTATGTATGACCCAAAAAAATCAAGAGACTACAAGAATTACATAAGATTGGCCGCAAGCGAGCATAAGCCCGAAAAATTGCTAGAAGGTCCATTATCTATGAAAGTAAAAATCTATCGACCTAGCTTAAAAAGTTTTAGCAAAAAGAAAGCCGAGATGGCTGAAAAAGGGGAACTAAGACCGGTAACTAAGCCGGATACAGACAATTACGTAAAGGCGATAAAGGACGCTCTAAAAAGCGTTATATGGAAGGACGACAGCCAAGTAGTAGAATTGCATGCAAGCAAATATTACAGCCAAAATCCAAGAATTGAAATAGAGATTAAAGAACTATTGGAGGGTTAAATATGACAAAGTACCTCGTTAATTATCATCTTCCGAGTGGAGAAAAAGAATCTATCACAGTGATAGCATATAACGTTTTTCACGCGGAAAAATTGGCAAAAGAAAAATTAAAAGAGATTGGAAAAGTAAATATAACATCAGTTTCTAGTATAAACAGTTAAAGAAACAAAAGGGACGTGATACAAATGAAATGTCCAATATGTGGAAGTGATAAAACAAGAGTTATAGAATCAAGACCACATTATTATGGAGTCAGACGAAGAAGAGAATGTCCGGAATGTATGACAGCTTTTACAACATTCGAGTTAATTCTTGTAGAAACAATAGATAAACATTTATTGAAGGAGACGGTGAAACAGTGAAACGAGATATTTTGAGCGAGCGAATAATATCAGATACATGTGATGAAATAAAAAATCTACTAATCAGAAAAAATCACGATTACGGAAACAGTTTCTCAAAACAGTTTGAAAAGTACGGATTACTAAGCGGAATTATCCGGTTAGATGATAAAATGAGTCGATTAGATTCGCTGATACAAAATAAAGCGCTCGTTAATGAGAGTATTGAGGATACAGTCGCTGATATTGCCGGGTATGCTATTCTACTTTTAATTGAATTGAGGAAAAAGCAAGAAGGTGAATAAATGGACATTGAACAAGCATTGGAATCAGTGAGATTAATATATGTCAATTTGCCAAAGCGTTATGACGAAGTGAAAAGAGAAATTAAGCAATGTGAATTGGAAATAGAAGATTTAGAACATGTACTAGAGTTTTCGAATTTCAATGCGAGTGATGGCTATAAGTTGGCCAAAGAATTAAAAGAAGTACGACAGAAAAGGCGAACACTCAAAAATGAACTAGAACTCTTAGGAGTTATCAAAAGACTAAATACATTCCCAAAGCCCCAAGAAAAACATATAAGTCAAGCGATTGGGGATATACGCAAAACCTTACAAGTACAAAAAGAACGTTGTTACTCTATGCGAATAAGACACGATTTGCAGGATAGGGTGAGATGATGAGCAAAATAGACGATTTAAAAAGGTTGTACAGCCAAGCAAGCAAACTAGACGAAGAATACCCAAAGCAAATTATTGATAAGCTATCAATCTATGGGCAAATACTTGAGATTTTGGGCAACTTATGGGCGGCTGCTACGCTCGATTGGAAACTGGCAGAGGCAAAAAGGAGAGAAACGATTGCCAATGTTTACTCCTTAGATCCGCAGGGTTCGAACAAAGACAAAGAGATGAAAGCAGAAATGGCGGCGGCCAAGTGGAGGCAAGAAGAAGCAAAGTATGAAGCAGAAACACAGCGATTTAAAAATGCATACACCAGTGTTTTGGAACAAATACAAATATTGAAAAAAAGATACGAACATCTTGTTAATGTATCTAAAGGTGGTATATGACCTACTTTTTTTCAAGTTGCAAAATGTAGCAAAAGGTGGGGTTTAATTGAAAGTAACAGACACGTTAAGCAAAGCAGCATTTAAACACATTGAAGCAGAATTATACAGCTATCACGATACTTTGAAAGAAATTGACCGGTTAAGAAAGGAAATTATGTTCGGTAAATCAAATGATGAAAATGTAGGTGGTGGTCGCTCGTCAGTACCAGGGCGACCGACCGAACGAATAGCAACAAGACTTTTAACACACAAACGGTTAAGGAACCTTGAAGAAATGGCAGAGGCGATACAATATACGTACAATGCTTTATCAAGTGACCATAAAAAAATTATTGAAACAAAATACTGGAGTCACAAACGGTTGAGTTGGGATGATGTGGCAATACAATGCAATATGCATCGAAATACGTGCTATAAATTGAGAAGAGATGTTGTTTATTTAATAGCTGATAAGATTGGCTGGTAAGTTGGGCGAGTAAAATGAGAAGTTGAACCAAAATACGAAGTAAAAAGAAAGGATGATATAGATGTACTTTTATACTCTATCAAGCGGTGAATATTCGGATTACCATTACACAACTATATTTCACGAAAAGAAGTTTTCGAGGGAAGAATTTATCGATATTTATAATCAAGCTGTAGAAATATATAACACAAATGACGAGGGAATAGCGGAAATAATGTGTGAGAGGTTTGGCTTTTCAATCATTGAAGAAGAATTAGAAATAAATTGCGGTTACGGAGATTTTGAGAAAATAACGAACGTTAAAGACATAATTGGAGACCATAAATTCATTTGTTTAGATGATTGATAGTGCGGATTTCGGTGAAAATGCGCAGTAAGTAAAGAAGGTGAAATATAATGAAAAAAAACAAAACAAATTTAGGCAGTGGGTAAAGAAAAATTATTACTAATAACAAAACTATGTACAAACATTGTGCAAACAGCCCACAATTTTATTGTATTATAGTAGTGTAGATGATTGACGAAAAAACATTTCATCTACGAAAATAAACTGTTTGACAAGTCTAGCTTATTTTATTTGTTCCCCTCAAAGTGAGTCACCCGATTAGGGTTCGGAGTTAGTCCGGACGACCGGGCGACTCTTTTTATCGTGTTTTCCTCCTTTTCTTTATATAGATTAGGTCATTGTGGGAATGTAATCCTCGTAAAGGCGTGGGGCGGGACGCAGGGGATAAAGAAGGAATTTACTACCTTTATTATGGGTGATGATATGGCCAAAGATTATGCAAAAGCATTTTACAAATCAAGAGCATGGAAAGAATGCAGAGCTGGATACATCAAACACGTACATGGACTGTGTGAACGTTGCGGCAAGCCGGGATACATTGTCCATCATAAAACATATATCACACCGAGGAACATAAACAATCCAGACGTAACATTAAACTGGGACAACCTAGAATACTTATGTCAGGACTGTCATAACAAAGAACACTTTGAAAAGTATAGTCCGGTACGTGAAGGATTTAAGTTTGATAAAGACGGAAACTTAGTGATGTGTGAATGATGGATAAAGAAAAAAGAAATGATATGAGGCATTAGTACTTTATATGAGATACGTTGTCTATACGAAAATACATTGGACAAATAATATTTAAAAATAGAACTGGTGCTATTGGGTTAGCCCCCCTATTCAAAAATAATCTGACAACTTACGGAGACCGGCGAGTGGAGTTTAATTTTACTGCGTGAGAATTTTACAGAGACCCCTACCCTAAAAAGGAGGCGATATATGTGGCGAAATTGGAAGATTTATCAAAACAAGATCGGATTAAACGGGAAGTACGAAAACTTAAAAAGATATATAAAGAAATACCTAAAGATAAAGAGACATTAATTGATGGTCTTATCCAAAGAGCCGCATATATGCTGGTAACTCTGGAAGATTACGAAAAAGACATTGATGAAAATGGTTATGTTGAAATGTTTACTCAGTCTGAAAAAACAGAACCATATGAGAGAGAGCGTCCAGTAGTAAGGCTGTATAACACCATGAATAAAAATTATCAAAGTATTATTAAACAGCTAAGCGACTTGTTACCTAAAGACAGTTCACAAACAAAAACCGACCCGTTACTGGAGTTTATTAAAAAATGACACTAGAACTCTACGAATATGGAAATGCAGTTATAAAAGGTGACATAGTCGCTTGTCATAGAATTAAGCAAGTTTATAAGATACTACTTGATGAATTAGAAACATCTAACAGCGATTGGAAGTTTGATATAGATAGAGCAAATAGACCGATTGAATTTATTGAACAGTTTTGTAAACAGTCACAAGGAAAAATAGGCGCACCATTAGAACTAATGTTGTTTCAAAAAGCAAAGTTTCAAGCCGTATTTGGATTTGTTCACAAAGACGAAGAAATTCGAAAGTATACAGAAGTACTTGATATTCGAGGACGCAAAAATGGAAAAACAACAGAAAACTCAGCCATTGCTTTATATGGTTTAGTTGCTGATGATGAAGGGGCACCAGAGATATATTTTATTGCTACTGCATTAGATCAAGCAAAAAAAGGGTTTAATGAGTCTTGGAATATGGTTAGGCAAAGTCCAGATTTGAGAAAACATATTAGAAAACGTCAATCAGACTTATATTTCACGATTAACATGGGATTCATTAAAGCATTAGCAAGTAATTCTAATTCACTTGATGGTTTGAATGGACATTTTATAGTTATTGACGAGTTGGCAGCTATTAAAAATCGGGATATTTACGATTTAATGAAACAATCAATGTCTTCACGTCGGCAACCTTTATTAACAACAATAACCACTAATGGTTTCGTTCGTGACGGCATATTTGATTCACAATACGAATATGCCTGTGGTGTTTTAGATGGAAAAATAAAAAACGAACGTTTTTTGCCGTTGATTTATGAATTGGATGACCGTGACGAATGGGACCAAGAAGACTGTTGGATTAAAGCTAATCCAGGACTTGGAGTTATAAAATCGATTGACACTTTAAGAGAAAATGTTCAAAAGGCAAAAGATGATCCTTCATTTAAACCAACAGTGATGGTAAAAGATTTTAATATGAAAGAAAACTCAGCAACCGCTTGGTTGACATGGAATGAGATTGAAAACAAAACTAAATTTGATTTTAATAAAATGGGTTTTCGTTATGGTATAGGTGGATTTGACGCTGCTGATACCACAGACTTAAACGCTGCAAAGGCATTATGTATGAGGCCTAACGATTCAAATATTTATGTGAAATCTATGTACTGGATGCCAGAAGAAGTTTTAAATCAAATGACCAAAGATGGAAACCGGAGGGAACGCGATAACGTTCCTTATTTGTTATGGGAAAGACAAGGTTATTTGCGAACATATCCAGGAAATAAAGTGGATAAAAAAGTATTTTTGGATTGGTTTAAGGAATTACGAGACGAACACGATTTATATGTCTTATATATCGGATATGACCCTTGGCACATCGATGACAGTTTACTAAGAGAATTTAAAGCAGAATTTGGTCCAAATAGTATGATTCCTATCCGTCAAGGGCCAGCAACAATGTCTCAACCACTAAAAGAATTAAAGGCGGATTTAGGTGCAAAAAGGATTGTTCATAATTGCAATCCGATAGATATGTGGAATCTAAGCAATGCAGAAATTAAAGCGGATATAAACGGAAATATCCAACTTGTGAAGGGGATGGATCCTAGAAAACGGATTGATGGTGTTGTTGCATTAGCAAATGGTTATATTGCCCTTAAAGATAAATATGACGAATACACAAACATTATTTAAGGAGGTGATAGCTTGGCACTCTGGAATCGAAAAAAGAATAAAGAACCAGAAACGCAGAAAACCGTTGTCCAGTTAGTTACGGAAAGTGGAAACGGTTTTTATTCGTGGAACGGGAATTTGTACAGGTCTGATATTATTCGTTCCGCTATTCGCCCAACGGCGAGGGCCGTCGGAAAATTAATACCGAAGCATATTCGGGAGGACCCAAAAGGGATGAAAATTAATCCAGATGTATATATGCGCTTTTTGTTAGAAGAGCCTAATCCGTTCATGGGCGGACAACTGTTCCAAGAGAAGATGACGACACAATTATTGTTGAACAATAACGCTTTTGCTTTAATTGTCCGGGACAATTTGGGGTTACCAAATCAAATCTATCCTATCCCGGCTATAACCACAGAGGCGGTATATGAAGACAACGAACTGCATTTGAAATTCGGTTTGCGTAACGGGAAAATATTTCAGTTTCCGTATCGTGATATTATCCATTTGCGGCAAGATTTTAATGAGAATGATATTTTCGGAGAGAGTCCGGCGCCATCATTAAAAGAACTGATGGAAGTAGTAACAACAACTGACCAAGGTGTTATTAAAGCGATTAAAAACAGTAATGTCATTAAATGGATTTTGAAATTTTTACAAACATTACGGCCGGAAGATATCCGGAAAAATGTACAAGAGTTTACAAAAGACTATCTGTCTATTGATAGCGAAAATGGCGGCGCCGTTGGTGTAGACGCCAAGGCTGACTTGATACAAGTTAAGCCGGAAAGTTATGTTCCTGATGATAAACAGATGGACAAGACTATACAACGGGTTTACAGCTTTTTTAATACGAACATCAACATTGTTCAATCCCGATTTACCGAAGATGAATGGAATGCATTTTATGAATCGGTGGTTGAGCCGATCGCTATACAGTTAAGCCAAGAGTTCACAAGAAAATTATTTAGTAGACGAGAAAGAGGATTCGGAAACAAAATTATCTTTGAATCATCGAATCTACAATACGCTTCAATGTCTACGAAGTTAGGACTCGTACAAATGGTAGACCGTGGTGCCATGACGCCGAACGAATGGCGGTCTGTAATGAATCTCGGCCCAATTGAAGGCGGAGATAAACCGATTAGACGGTTAGATACCGCCCCGGTAGGAGGTGATAATAGTGGCGAAGGTGAAAATTAAGGGAACTATCGTATCAAACAACGATAAATGGATTTACGAGTGGTTTGATATGGAGGCTACAAGTCCAAATGATGTTAGTAATGTTTTAGATCAGTTAAACGGTGAAGAAGTAGAAGTCGAAATAAACTCCGGTGGTGGCGATGTTTTTGCCGGAAGTGAGATTTACACAGCATTGAAACGCTATCCGGGAAAAGTGAAAGTAGACATCCCGGCAATCGCCGCAAGCGCCGCAAGCGTTATTGCAATGGCGGGGGATGTGGTGAGGATATCGCCAACCGCGCAAATAATGATTCACAATGTATCATCACGGGCAAGCGGTGATTACCGCGTCATGCAGCATGAAGCGGATGTACTAAAAAATTACAACAAATCTATTGCAAATGCCTATATTTTAAAAACAGGTATGTCACAAGAAAAATTACTCGAGTTAATGAATAAAACAACATGGCTTAATGCTCAACAAGCAAAAGAATTAGGTTTTGTTGATGAGGTTATGTTTGACGAAGGTAATCAGTTAGTCGCAAGCGTGACAAACGGGTTTGTGTTACCGACGGAAGTAATCAACAAAATTAGAAACCTAGTTAAACCGTCAAATAATGACGTTAATGATAGAAAAATTTACCAAGCAAGATTAAATTTTTTAAAACTGAAAGGGGATAAACAGAATGAAGTATAATGAGTACATTAAAAAACGGAACGAAATGTTAAATGAAGCAGAAAAACTTTTAAACGATGGCGATTTGAAGGGTTATGAAGCGAAAGAACAAGAGATTAAGGAATTGGATGAAAAATATGAAGCGGCTGCAAAGGCACAAGCCAACATGAACGCTTTAAAAAATCAAGTTCCTACTGAACCGATAGTGAATATGATTGTTGATGATGGCGGCAAAGTGGCAACAACTGTAGTAAATGAAAAAGATGAACAAAAGGTATATCTAAATGCTTGGGCGAACTACATGCAAGGTAAGTCAATCGAAGGTCAAGAAAAGGATATATTTGATAAAGTAAATGCCGAATTCAGCAACGCTTATACACATGACACAAACAACACTGCTATTCTAATTCCTGAAACTGTTGTTGATGGTATTTGGAAACGTGCCGAAGAAATGTATCCATTTTTAGCTGATATTCGTAAATTTAATGTTCGTGGAACATTGACGATGAAAAAACATACTGGTATTACTGCAGGTGATGCTAAATTCTATTCAGAGGGTACAGTAACGGAAGACGAGCAAAATCAATTTGGTGAAATTACCTTATCGGGTTGTGAACTTGCTAAAGCTATTACTGTATCATGGAAATTACGATCAATGGCAACTGAAGAGTTTATACCGTTTATCATTAATGAGTTAGGCGAACGTGTTGGTGTAGCATTAGGTACTGCTGTACATCAAGGTGCTGGCCCAACCGCAAGCCCGAGAGAACCTGAAGGCGTTCAAACTGCATTATTAGCGGAGTCTGGTACACCACAAATTGTTACTTATGATCCAGACAATACAACAACACCAGTATCGCTAAAATACGAAATGCTTACAAATGCGATCTCAAAAATTCATTCGTCTTATTTAAGCGGTGTCGCCATTTACGCAAACAACGCTACAATTTGGAATGAATTAGCTAACTTAAAAGATGGTAATGATCGACCTTTGTTTATTCCAGATGTAACTAGTGGTGGAGTTGGGCGAATTCTTGGCTTTGTTGTGAAACCTGATGCTGGTGTTGAAGATGGAAATATTTTAATCGGAAATGCTGCGGCTGGTTACATCATGAATACAAATGAACCAATGTCAATTGCAACAGAAGAACATGTCAAAGCTAGAACTGTAGATTATGCAGCATATACTATCGTTGATGGAGCAGTACTAGATACTAAAGCATTTGCATTAATTAGAAAAGTTCCAGCAGTTTAAGGGGCTGATCTAAATGGCTAAAGTATTAAAGGAGTTCCAAGATAAATACACAAAAATAATTTACCAACCGGGCGATTCTTATGAACATAAAAATGTTAAAAGAATCGCCTCTTTAGTTGATAAAGGTTATTTGGAACAACCGGATGAAGAATCTCGCGGGAAAGCGAGTGAATAACCATGCCGTTATTTGATGATGTAAAAAGTGCTTTACGAGTTACCACTGATGATATAGGCATAAACCAAGAAATTAATGATTTAATTGGCGCTGCCCGTTCGGACTTAATCCGGGCGGGTGTATTAGCAGAAAAAGTAAATTCGGACGATGACGCACTGATTAAGCGAGCAATTATCACTTATTGTAAAGCAAATTTCGGTTATGATAACCCGGATGCCGAGCGTTTTCAACGGTCGTATGACATACTCCGGCAAGAGTTAAGTTTGTCAAGTGATTATAAGGCGGTGTCTGTTGATGCGACATAATGATGTTATTTATTTGTTGTCTACTGATGTTGTCTACAATGAATACGGTGTACCAAAAGAAGTAACGGCTGAAAGAAAAGTTTATGCGAATCAGTTAAGTGTTAATGCAAATGAATTTTATACTGCAGGTGTGCAAGGGTTAAAACCGGAACGTCAATTTGAAGTTTACGCTTTTGATTATGGTGACGAGACATACCTTTTATGCAATGATGTAAAATATCGAATCATTCGCACGCAAGTAAAAGGCGAGAAAATACGATTGATATGCGAGCGTGAACGAAATGGCTAAAATTAAGGACTTAACAAAAGAAATTGTATCTGCCTTGGAGGTTTATACTACGGCAGTATCAGAACAAATTGAGAAAGAAAAGATTGACGTAGCGAAGGAAGCAGTAAAAGAACTTAAACAAAAGAGTCCAAAGGATACCGGTGAATACGCAAAAGGTTGGAAACGTTCTAAGGTAGGTACAGCACAAGTCGTCCATAATGCTACTGGATATTCGTTAACACACTTACTCGAAAAAGGGCATGCCAAGCGTGGCGGTGGACGAGTTCCGCCAAAAATCCATATTGCACCTGTTGAAGAAAAAGCTATAGAAGAGTTTGAAAAACGTGTGGAGAAGGTGATAAGAGGATGACGGTACTAGAATTAGTCAACATTTTGAAAGCTACCGGTTATCCTGTAGCTTATTCGCATTTCGAATCAACTGAAAAAAATCCGGCACCGGACCCACCGTTTATTTGTTATGTGCTTCCGCAAACAGACAACTTCATGGCGGACAATAAAACGTATCACAATATTAGCAGTGTCGACATTGAACTTTACACTGATTTCAAAGATTTCGAAGCTGAACAAAAATTAGAGAATTTACTAGACTTATATGAAATTCCGTGGAATTCATATGAAGCGTATATCGAATCCGAAAAAATGTATCAAAAACTATACGAAGTGAGGTTGATATAAAATGCCTGAAAATAGAGTGACATTTGGTTTACAAGATGTTCACTATGCACCTTATACAATTGGTGAAGACGGAACAGTAACATATGAAAAACCAATTCGTTTGCCAGGTGCAATTGAATTATCACTTGAACCACGTGGAGATATGGTTGAACATTATGCGGATAACATGTTGTATTATTCTGCATCAAATAACCAAGGTTATGAAGGCACGTTGTCTATTTCTCATATACCGGAACAATTTTTAATTGATGCCTTGGGCGAAGAAAAAGATGAAACAGACATGGTATTAAGCGAAATCGCAAACAAACAGGGTAAACCATTTGCTTTGTTATTTCAATTCGAAGGTGACGTAAAGGCAACTCGTCATGTATTTTACAATTGTACAGCAAACCGCCCAACAATTGCGTCCACAACAAAGACTGACTCTGTAGAGCCAAATGCAAACGAATTAACGTTTGTTGCTAGTGCAATTAACATCAACGATAAATTATATGTAAAAGCTAAAACGACACCATCAACACCTCAAAATGTTTATGATAATTGGTATGAACAGGTATATATTCAAGGGCAAACGCCAGTCGTATAATGAGGTGATCTAATTGGAAAAAACGATAGAAATTGATGGAAAACAAGTTAAATTGAAGTCTCATGCTGCTATTCCATTAATGTATAAAGCACAATTTGGAAGAGATTTTTTTGGCGACCTTGTTAAAATGAATAAGTTAAAGGACTTTGACCCGTCTAAAGAAAATTACGAAGCGCTATCTTCATTAGATAGCACTATTTTTTATAATTTAATTTGGATATATGCAAAAGCAGCTGATAAAACAATTGATGACCCAATTACTTGGTTATCTCAATTTGACTATTTTCCACTCGAAAAGGTAATGATTCAAGTTACTGATTTATTAAACCATTCATTTAAAACTAAAAAAAAATGAAAAATGGCGATGCATCGGAAGGTGAAACAATCACTACCGATGCTTTTTTGTTGTGTTGTAAGATTGCGAAATTAACAAGGGAAGACCTTGAACTTATGGATATAGGAAATTGCCTTGATTATATAGATGAATTTACAGAGTTTATGAAGCCGAAAAAGGAAAAGAAAGCAAGAAAAGCGACACAAACTGACTTTGACTCCTTCTAAAAAGAAAACCTTGCTTATTTTTTTGCAATCCTAGAGCAAAATATGATGATTACAAAGCATCCAAATAGGGTGCTATTTTTTATTGTTTGAAAGGGGTGATTAAAATAGCGAATAAGAGAATCAAGGGCATAACAGTGGAAATTGACGGAAGCACTACTGGATTAGATAAGGCATTACAAGACGTTAACAAACGCAGTCGTGATTTATCTAGTGAGTTAAGAGAAGTAGAAAATGCATTAAAATTTAATCCTGGTAACGTTGAACTGTTGGCACAAAAACAACAATTATTAACACAACAAGTCGAAAATACATCGGAAAAATTAGAACGTTTAAAAAGTGTACAAGACCAAGTTCAACAGCAATTTAATAAAGGTGAAATTGGCGCTGACCAATACCGTGCGTTCCAACGTGAAATTATAAAAACGGAAAGCCAATTAGATGGGTTTAAAAAGGCTTTAGCATCAGTTGATGATAATAAAGCACTTGATAATCTAGGAAAAGATTTTCAAAACGTTAGAAAAGAAGCTGACAACGCAAAAGAAGAAATTAAGAATGTTGGATCCGAACTAGCCGGAACAATTGCCGGTATTGCAGCTGGTGGCGGAATAGCAGGAGCAATTGAAAAGTCACTTGACATGTCGGAACTTAACACAAAGATAGATATATCCTTTAATGTACCGGAAGAATCGAAAGCAGCAGTTAAAGATGCAATCAATACTGTTTCTGCTTATGGTGTTGATGCAGAATCCGCACTCGAGGGGGTTCGTAGACAGTGGGCGCTAAATAAAGATGCAAGTGATGAAGCAAATGCCGCAATTGTAAAAGGCGCCGGGACAATTGTAGCTGCCTATTCAGGTGTTGATTTTACAGAGTTGATCCAAGAAGTGAATGAAATGTCTAGTTCATTAGGAATTTCTAATGAAGAAGCATTAGGGTTAACTAATTCTCTTTTAAAAGCAGGATTCCCACCTGAACAATTAGACATTATTTCTGAGTATGGTCAGCAATTACATGATGCCGGTTATAACGCACAAGAAATACAGGCAATCATGGCAGCGGGAATCGACACAGGAACGTGGAATATTGACAATCTTTTGGATGGTTTAAAGGAAGGAAGAATCCGTTTAGCTGAATTTGGTGCAGGAATTGATGATGCTACATCCCAAATGTTAGAAGGAACAAATATTTCAGCTGACCAATTACAGTCATGGGGTCAATCTGTAGCAAAAGGCGGAGAAGATGGTAAAAAAGCCATGCAAGATGTCGCACAGGCACTAATGGGCATTAGTGACGAGACAAAGCGTAATCAATTAGGTGTGGCTATTTTCGGTAAACGAAAGTTGTGCCGAAACAAAACCGGGCAAAATCGGTGGAAGCTAAGTGAATCGGCGTGAATAAAGTGCGCCGATTCATATGCCAACACCGAGGTAACAGGGAACACCACCCTGCACCGTAGAGCGTAGGCGGTGAGCGTTAAGGTAGCAATAATCCGCCCAAGAGTGTCCGGCAACCAATGTTTTGTTGGTTGAAAATGTACGCCGAACCGGGCTGAAATTGACCAGCCGTATCCCAAAAGGGTATGAGGGAAACCTCCGGAAGCAAAGGATAAAAAGCCTTTGCGATAACAAATTGACAATGTGGGAAGACCAAGGGACTAATATTACGGAAACATTACTGAACATGAATGACCACATGACCACAGCAAAGGAAAATCAAGACAAATTAAATGAGTCCGTTAAAAAAGTGGATTCGTCGCCAACAGTCGAATTCAAAAAAGCACTAAATGATTTAAAAATAGCGTTAGAGCCAGTATTAGGTGTAATTGCAGAAGTTATTTCTAAGATAGCAGAATGGGTACAAAACAATCCACAATTAGCAGCAACAATAACTGCTATAATAACCGTTTTAGGCATATTATTAGGTATATTTTTAGCAATCTCCCCAATCATCACTGCGCTATCAGCGGCAGCTGGCGTATTAGGCGTAAATATTGGTGCTATTGCAGCACCTGTTTTAATTGTAATAGGGGTTATAACCGCCCTAATAGCTACAGGTGTAGCACTATGGCAAAACTGGGATACAGTTAAAGCAAAAGCATCAGAAATATTTGAGAACGTTAAAAATACTATTGTTAACGCATTTAACGCAACAAAAACATTTATAACGGATATGTGGAATAATATAAAAAACTTTTTAACAACAACATGGGACAACATTAAAAGTAAATCATCTGAAGTTTTTAACGGTATTAAAGATAGTATTGTGAATGCATTTGAAGGAGTTAAAAGTAAAATATCTGACATATGGTCTGGCATATGGTCAACAATAAGAGGATTTATCAACCTAATCATTGGAGGAATCAATACCATGATAGGCGGTTTAAATAAATTAAAATTTAGTGCGCCTGATTGGGTCCCTGGTATTGGTGGTAAGTCATTTGGTATTAATATTCCTAAGATACCAAAACTTGCAACAGGCGGGGTTGTAAGTTCTCCTACATTAGCTATGGTTGGTGATGCAGGACTTGGAAACCCGGAAATTGTTGCACCTGAAAAGATATTGAGACAAATCATATCTGATGTTATGCGAGGAATGTCTGGTCAATCATCTATTGTTATCCAACAAATGAATGTACGTGAGGAAACAGATATTAAAAAGATTGCTAGAGAACTATATAACTTACAGCAGGCGCAAAAAAGGGGGTTGGGTTATAGATGAGTGAACATGATATCTACTTAGATGGACGAAACTTAAATGAGTTTGGTCTTTTTTTACGCCCTGAACATGAGCACTCAATCCCCGATACTCGTGATAATACTATTGAATTACCAGGTTTAAATGGCCTTAGAGACATGGGCTCTACTCTTGGACCTAGACAGTTTATGTTACCAATAGGAATTGTCCCTCAAAAGAACAAATACGATTTACAGCACATCATTAGACAATTCACTAGGTTTTTATTAGACGTTTACGGAAAACCTCGGAACATTAAATTAGTGTTTGGTTACGAGCCTGACAAATATTACACGGTAAAATACAGCGGTTCAATCAGTCCGGAAAGATTAATAACAATGGGCGTATTTGATTTACCATTTATCGCGTATGATCCAGCGGCTTACTTTTTATATTCGGCAAATGAAGTTATCTGGGACATGGATATTCCAATTTTATCAGATATATCTTGGATTTATGGTGTAAAAAGTGTAAATATAACCGGTAATCAAACATTAGAACTAGTCAATGATGGTTCGATTGCCATAAGACCGACATTTATTATAAATGGATCAGGTAATTCTTTATCTCTTGCTATGAATGGCAAGAGTTTTTCTTTACCTTCATTTTCTAATGTCACATACGAAATTAACGGGGAAAACTTCACTGTTTTCAAAAATGGAGTAAATAATTTTAGCGATAAAATCGGCAAGGACTGGCTTGAATTGTTACCGGGAATCAATAGCCTTACCATTACCGGAACAGGTTTAAATATAAATTTAACAGTTGATTATCGCAACAAATACATGTAAGAGAGGTGTTGAACATGGCAGACGCGCCAAAAATCAATCCGACAGACACACTGAGAGAAAGTTATCCAAAATTAAACCAGGCGATTGATAATGCAAATGAAGCATTAAGAACTGCAAATTCTGCTAAATCTACAGCAGATACAGCGAAAACAACTGCTGATAGCGTCCGACAAGAATTAAATCAAATTGTTATTGAAGGCGACTCGAGCGTTGAGGCGGCACAGGCTCGTGTCTCTTACACAGGAACAACTTATACAACTTTGAAGGAAAGATTGGACCAAGAACATGAGTCAGTTACCACGCAGTTGGCAGATGTTGTGTATTTTGTTAACCCATCTATGACCCAAGAGCAGATTAATAGTATTCTTGCAACTAGAAATCGTGTCCGTTTTCAGTCAGGTATATATAGCATTGATGTAACAAAAAGCATACTTCCAAAATCAAATCAAATTATAGAATTTGATGAAGGGGCAGTACTGCAAGCGAAAACGAATGGATTGAACGGTTATGAAATTGTAAAAATTGTTGATGTGGAAAATTTAACTATCATTAACATTACAATAATCGGTGACAGAGACACTCACACAGGAACAACAGGTGAACATGGTCATGGTATCTGGATTCAAAACACCAAAAATCTAACCTTAATAAATGCAAAGGTTTCAAATTGTTGGGGAGATGGTATTTACCATTCTAGTGGTTTCAACACTAAAATAGAATCGCCTGTACTAGATAATAATAGACGAAATAATTTAACAGTCATTAGCGCGGATGGTCTTGTGATAGATAATCCGATTATAAAAAGAGCAAACGGAGTAGCACCAGAGGCGGGAATCGATTGTGAACCTAACTTTGATACAGAAATACTTAAAAATATCACAATAAATAATCCTTATTTTGAAGATAATAACGGGAATGATTTTGGAGTCTATCTGTTAAACAAGAAAACAAGCGAAGATACAATCAATATCGTAATAAATAATGCAAACAGCGTTTCAAGTACTTTGCGCCACGCAGCTATGTTTAATTTAAATTATATTTACCCAAATATAAAAGGACAGATAGTATTTAAAAATTGTTTTTCAGACAATAGAAGGTTTTTGAGTCAATCAGATGTGTCAAGCAATGTGAGTGTAGATATTACTACGCCAGTCATTAAAGATTGGGCTGATAGTAATATAGGTGCAATGACAATCCGAAACAGTGTTCTTGATAATGAAATGAAACTCGGAAACATTTCTATTGACAATCCAAAATTCATTATAAATAAATATCCAAGTGCAACAGTAGGTATTGAGGTTATTGATGACCGAAACTTAAATATTGAGACCGATCCGGTAAATATTAAATCACCAATTGTAACGGGAGTTTATGCAAATAACATAAAAATCCTATATAGTAGCTATGGTTCAAAGTTTAATAATGTAAATATTGATGATGCTACTCAATCTAGAAAGTTTATAGATTACTCTTACACACAACGATACAGTATTAACTTTGGAATGCAACAAAAATTAAAACTTCCGCAAGATATTATCTTGTCAAATGTAGGTAAAATAGAATTGTTAGTTGAATGTGTAACAATGAATACTAGTGGAGCTTCTGGTGAAATAGCATTATTTACGTATTCTGATGGACAATGGTCAATAACTGAAATAATTCCTTTAGGAAAAACTTCATCTTTAATTCCACATCAATTGTTTTTAGATGCGGATGGCTTTCCTGCAATTAAAAATAAACATGCGAATACTAATTATACTTTCTTAGTGAGACATACAATTTCAGGTCTTTATGGTGTGGGAAAGTATAGCGAGTTCTATAGGGTTAACTCAGGATTATTAACCCAGAAAGCAAAAGCTATAGCTGATAGTTGGTACGGTCACTCGGTTTATCGTCCTTCTAATCCGTTATTAGGTCAGCAATACTACGACACAGCACTAGGTAAACCAATTTGGTGGAGCGGCTCTGCTTGGAAGGATGCTACAGGGGCAACTGTATAAATTATGATTAGAATAAAGTTTAAGATTAAATACTTCATGAACCGCCATTTTTATTGGTTAAATAATACTAGACTAACCATTTATATGATGGTATAATTAGAATTGTTTAACAATATAATCTGGCGGTGTTTAATTTGCGGGTATTACTTAATAGGTGGGTTATATTTTTATTACTATTACCCCACCTTAATATTTATTATTTTACTTTAGAGGAAGTAAAACCATTCTTAGTGATTATGAATTTAGTGATGATTGTGATTGGTATTCCTTTATTGATAAAGCAGTTTAATAAATTAAATATATTAATTCTTTTATATACTTTAGTGATATTGATATCTGATGCAGTAAACGGTAATTTAACTTTTGGGGTAGTTTATACAAACTTAGGGTTTCTAGCCGTTTGTATCTACATTTCTTTTACACTACGTAATTACCGGGAATTAATTAAAGGCCTTTATTTCCTACTTAGTTTTGCAGTTATTATTAACTTCTTTACAATGATAATTCCGGATCGCGGCATTGCCTTAACTCCGAACGGAGATGCAATTTATTTCTTGGGAGGGCAAAATGCATTAGCTTTAACAATAATTCCATCAATTTTAGTTGTATATCTTTATTCAAAAATTTATTATCATGAGTTGAGATTAATTCCAGTAATTAATATCATGATTTGTTTTCTTTCTTTGGTTTTATCCGGAAGTTCGACAGGTATGATAGTGGCATTCTTAGGGATATTATTTTTTATAATACCAAAACGCTTATTACCTTCTTTTCAAACTTATTTAGTAATGTATATTTTCGGATTTTTCCTTCTTGTTATTTACCGTTTGCAAGAAATTTTCTTTGATAACTTAATTACCAATGTTCTTAAGGAAGATATCACACTAAACGGAAGAACATATATATGGGATTATGTAATGACTTTTATTAAAAATTCATGGTTTTTGGGTTACGGAACAGGAAATGAGATAGTTAACTTAGGCTTCAGATTCTTACACGAAACACATAATGGTTTTTTACAAATTCTTTTGGATACAGGATTTTTAGGTTTGGGAGTATTTTTATTAATTACGTTTTTAGTTGGTAATAAATTAAAAAAAGTAAAAAATCATCTCTTTTCTAAGTCAGTCTCCTTTGCTTTGCTGGCCTATCTAATAGTTGGTATGACTGAAAGTGCTTTTTATCGTAAAGAATTTTGGTTATTGCTTATAATCGGGTATTCCTTACAGAAAATTATTAACCATTATGAGAATGCCGTTATAACTAAAAAAGATTTGATGAAAGTTGCATAAGAAATTCATATTTGGAAGAAATTGCGCGGTAATTGCATAGAGTCCTTTTGCAAGGGCTCTTTTATTGTGTAAAAACGAGGTGATAATTTGTTAACAGTTTATGACAAAAACTTAAAGCCAATTGGAATATTAGAAAATGCTTTTCATGTTCCTGTTAGCAGAAAAGCGAATGAATTATGGACAGCATCTTTTTCGTTGCCTATTGATGATGAAAAAAACCAATTATGCCAGCATTTTAACTTTATTGAGTTTATTGGTAAATCCGGTCGTAATTATGGCTTGTACCGAATAACGCCAAAAGAAACTAGAAAAACTCAAAACGCCATTACTTATAAATGTGAACATGTCCTCGCAACACTTTTAGATGACGTAATGGATGGATATTTTCAGTACACGAATTTAACAACAAAAGAAGTCCTACAAGCGATATTAGACCTACAAGAAGTAAAACATTGGGTATTGGGTACAGTTGAATTTATAAGGTACTTTCATTATTCATTTGAAAATGAAAATGGGTTGCTTGCTCCAATATTTAGCATACCAAAACCGTTTGATGAGCCATATTTATTTACTTTTGACACAAGCGTTTATCCATGGGTGCTAAATCTTGTAAAACCAAATGAAGATGTTGTGGCTGAGATAAGATGGGGTAAAGATATGTTAGATTTTAACGAGGTTGCGGACCCTACTGAAATAGTAAACTATATCATTCCAAAGGGCGCAGGGGAAGGCATTAACCAACTCACAATTGAAAGTGTTAATGGTGGCAAACGATATTTAAAAGATGATGGGTCAATTGATAAATGGGGAGTGCATAAATACATTTGGATTGATTCACGTTTTGAGGATGCCGAATCATTAAAAGCAAATGCACAATCGTTGTTAAATCAATGGAAGGACCCGAAAATATCATTTGAATGTCCATCTACTGACCTATCGGTATTACCAGAATACGAGCAGGAGAAAAAAGTACTTTATGGAGTAACCAGAATCATAGTAGATGAAACAGAATATGAAGCGAGAATCATCGGTGAAAACATAGCAGACATATTAGACAAAGAATATGAAGTGGATTATGAGATTAATAACAAACTTGATGATATTGCAACTACTCAAACAGATGTTGAACGAAAAGTACAAGTCAATGAAGCCTATAGCCAAGGCGCTACTAACATCATGAATTTTGGCTATCAAGACAACTGTGACTCGAATATTCCTGCTGTCATCCCATTTTACATTGATGATGATGTAGTAAACGTAAACACTTGCGAATTAACTTTTCGAACGAAAAAATTTCGTGCATATAGTAGAGCAACTGAAGGAGGTGGGGCAACTGTAACAAGTACAGAAAGCGGTGGTGGTACATCTGCTACAAGTTCTAATGGGGGTGGAATTGCAAAATCGACTGAATCAGGTGGCGGCAGTACAACTACATCAAGTGCAGGTGGCGACCATAGGCATCGCATATTTACGTATGTAGGACCGGCGGACACGGCATCAGCGCCTAGACGATTCTTCCGCCCATACAGTGACGCCGCAAACGTTATTATTGAATCGTCATTAGGGGACGACTTATACACTGCAACATCGAGCGGCAATCACACACACAGCATAAGTATTCCAAATCACAGCCATAATTTTCAGATACCAAACCATAATCATACGGTGCAAATTCCAAATCACACACACAATATAGTGTTACCAAACCATACTCACGAGGTTAAGCACGAAATTATTGAGTTGGATAATACACCAAGCAAAGTAACAATAAAAGTAGATGGTAATGTTGTTCCTCATACAAGCACTAGCGGTGACAGAATTGATTTAATACCTTTCATCAGTAAAGATTCAAATGGGAAGATACAGAGAGGCCGTCATGAAGTTGAAATTTTGCCAAATTCACTTGCAAGAATTGAAGCTGATTTAATTTTAAGAGTATTTATTCGGAGCAAATTAGGGGGTGTTTATTAGGATGGTAAAACTGGAAATTACAACCCACAGTAGTAATGAAGTTGATATTATCGAGGTTGAGCAATATGATGCCCAACATATAAATCAACAAAGGAATGATGATACCATTTTAGCAGTTTTAATTGGCGAAAATTCTTATTCAAGGATTGATTTAAAAAATATAAAAGTTATCAGTGCCGAATAGGCGTAGAGAGGTGGTAAAAAATGGATACTATTATAAAAATATTTTCAGCCGGAATTGGCGCATCAATATCATTTTTGTTTGGGGGATGGCATACGTTGTTAAGCATCTTATTAGCATTCGTCATACTAGATTATGTATCAGGTTTTTTTGCAGCAGGAATGGAAGGAAAATTGAACAGTAGTGTAGGAATGAAAGGGATCGCTAAAAAAGTAGCGGTCTTTTTTGTTGTTGCAATTGCTCACATGATGGATGTGGCACTTGGTTATGATGGTCATATTTTGCGCGATGCTACAATCTTTTTCTTTTTGGCCAATGAAGCGTTGTCCATCCTCGAAAATGTCGGGCGTATGGGTGTGCCGATTCCAGGTGTATTAAACAAAGCTATTGACATTTTAAACGATAAAGGAAACGACAAAGGAGAGGACAAATAATGGTTAAAATTTTTATCGATCCGGGACACGGTGGTTCGGACCCCGGTGCAGTTGGTAATGGCATCAGTGAAAAAAATATTACTTTACAAATTGCAAAT